GATGATGCAGAAGCAATCATACACGTAGTAAAAATTTCAGAAAACGAATTAAGAAAACAACAAGTATCAGGTTTCTACAGAGATGTAGAATTAGCTCCTCCAGGAAACGTAGAACAAAACTCTGTAGAGAAAAAAGAAAGAGAGTTAGATGGCACTAAAAAAACTGGTAAGCAAGAACCTATTTATACTTTGTTAGAGTGTCATGTAAATTTAGATTTAGAAGGTTTCGAAGATGTTGGTCAAGATGGTGAACCAACTGGAATAAAATTACCTTACATCGTAACTGTTGAAGAAGGTAGCCGAACAGTTCTTTCTATCAGAAGGAACTATGCGCCCAATGATCTGAAGAAGGGTAAAATCCAATATTTCGTCCACTTCAAATTTCTGCCAGGACTAGGATTTTATGGCTTCGGACTCATTCACATGATTGGCGGATTGAGCCGTACCGCAACGGCGGCTCTCCGTCAATTGCTAGATGCAGGAACATTATCTAATTTACCTGCAGGATTTAAACAGAGAGGTGTAAGAGTTAGAGACGAAGCAGCTCCAATACAACCAGGTGAGTTTAAAGATGTAGATGCACCAGGTGGTAATTTAAGAGAAGCTTTCTTTCCATTGCCATACAAAGAGCCATCACAAACACTATTACAATTAATGGGTGTTGTGGTTCAAGCTGGTCAAAGATTTGCATCTATTGCTGACATGCAAGTTGGTGATGGTAATCAAGGTGCAGCTGTAGGAACTACAATTGCTCTTCTTGAGAGAGGATCAAGAGTCATGTCTGCAATACACAAAAGATGTTATGCGGCTATGAAAGATGAATTTAAACTACTTGCAAAAGTTGTTTCACAATATCTACCACCAGAATATCCGTACGATGTTGTAGGTGGTCAAAGAAATATTAAACAAGCAGACTTTGATGATAGAATAGATGTTGTACCAGTTGCAGATCCAAATATATTTTCAATGTCACAAAGAATTACACTTGCACAAACACAACTACAGATTGCAACATCAAATCCTGCACTACATAACATGTATCAAATATACAGAAACATGTACGAGGCAATTGGTGTTAAGAATGTAGATGCAGTTTTACCTGCACCAGCACCAAGTGCACCGATGGACCCAAGTTTAGAGCATATTAATGCGATGGCTGGTAAACCTTTTCAAGCTTTTCCTGGTCAAGACCATAGAGCACACATCACAGCACACTTAAACTTCATGTCAACTAACATGGTTAGAAATAATCCTGCAATAATGGGTGCAATACAAAAAAATATACTAGAACATATTAGTTTAATGGCCCAAGAACAGGTAGAATTAGAGTTTAGAGAACAACTACAACAAATGATGATGATGCAACAACAAGCTGCAATGAATCCACAAGTACAAGCACAACTACAAATGTTAAATAATCAGGTTGAAGCAAGAAAATCTGTGTTGATTGCAGAGATGACAGAAGAATTTATGAAGGAAGAGAAGCAAATTACATCACAATTTGACAATGACCCTCTTCTAAAACTAAAATCTAGAGAAGTTGACCTTCGTGCTATGGAAAATGAGCGTAAAAAAGACAACGATCAAGCACAACAAGACCTTGCAAGAGCAAAATTGATGCAACAAGGTGATCTTGCTGAAGAAAAAATGGAACAGAACGAAGATTTAGCTAAATTACGTGCGGGAGTTAGCCTTGCTAAACAAGGTGTACAACAAGCGCAAGTTATGATAGACGATAATTAATAAAAAAAGGTAAAAACTATGATGAACTACAAAAAATCTAAAGAAGTTAAGATTCCAGAGCAAAATGTAGAGGTAGATCCAAGATCTAAGACTACTGCTGACGGTGCTTTTAACTATATTCCTACTGGAGACAAGGAAAAGGTTAGAGGAACTAAAAGAATGTTAGCTGAAAAGAAAAAAGAAGCTACTTGGTACTAAAATGGCTTGGTTTGGTTTAGCAAAAGTTGCTTTACAAGCTGGGACGCACATTTTTAAGAAGCGTCAAGAGACTAAAATGGCAATGGCTGATGCACAGCACATGCATGCAAAACGTATGGCCGACGGACAGGCTGAATACCAGGGAAAATTATTAGAAGCTAGACAATCGGACTGGAAAGACGAATTCGTTTTACTTGTGCTAACGGCGCCGATAGGAGTTTTAGCGTGGGCGGTCGTATCGGACGATCCGATGGCCATGGACAAAGTAAAATTGTTCTTTGAGTATTTCTCGGCACTGCCGTCATGGTTCACAAACCTTTGGATCCTTGTAGTGGCGTCGATTTATGGTATAAAGGGTACACAAATATTCCGTAATGGAGGGAAAAAATAATGAGTAATAAATTTGTAGGAGCAGCAAAATTTTTTTCAAACCTTGTTAAAGGCACACAAAAAACTACAGGCACTGGAGCTATTAATACAACTAACATATCAAAAAATTTAAAAGAGTTTCAAAAACACAAAGAAGATATTATTAAAACTACAGATAAATATGCTAAAGGTTTACGTGAAGAAGGTAAAATTAACGTTAGAAAACCTGTTAATCCTGCTCTTGGAAAAATTTCTAAAATAACACAAAAACTTCCAGAAAAAAAAGCTAAAGGTGGTAGAGTCGGATTAAAAGGTGGATCTGATTTTCCTGATTTAAACAAAGATGGTGAAACAACTTTTGCAGATGTATTAATTGGCAGAGGTGTAATACCTAAGAATAAAAAAAATAAGAAAAAAATGGTAGCTAAAAAATTTAAAACACCAATGGATAAATCTGTTAAAAAAGATAAAAACAAAAAAAGGTTTGTATAATGGCAAAGTTATGTCCAAGAGGTAAAGCCGCAGCGAAGAGAAAATTTAAAGTGTATCCATCAGCATATGCCAATATGTATGCATCTGCAGTATGTTCAGGTAAAGTTACACCAGGCGGTAAAAAGAAAAGAAAAAAAGCTATGGGTGGTGGAATGATGACTATGCCTAGAGCTATGTACAAAAGTGGTGGCGGTGCATGTAAGCTAGCTATGAAAGGGAAAGGCAAAGCTTACGGAAAGAACTCGTAATGAGGACTTACTATTCAAAAGGCGGAGGACTAAGAGAATGGGTCAAACAAAATTGGGTCGATATTGCGAACAAGCGAAAAGATGGTTCTTACCCGAAGTGTGGAAGAAGTGGTGGAGAAAAAAGAAAAAATTATCCAAAATGCGTGCCTATTGCGAAAGCAAGAGCGATGAGCAAAGGGCAGCGTGCGGGTGCCGTAAAAAGAAAACAAGCGAAAGCCAATACAGGTCCTACACCATCTAGAGCTGCAACATTTGCAAAGAAAAAGAAAACAGCATAATGAGTGGTAAATCTAAAATTCCAGTTGAATATGTAAAACGAGACCCTAAAAGACCTGGAAGTGACAGGCGTATGATCGTGGTTCCAGGAGAAGGAGTTATGTCTATAGGTGAATATACAAATCAATTAATAGAAAGTGGTGAAATTAAAAATTTACCTGGAAAAATTGTAAGAGTTTTAAATTCAAAAGGTGGAAGAGTAAGAGACAATCAACCTCCTAAAACTAAAAAGTATTTCAGATCCACAAAGTCTGGAGCAGGGATGACAAAAGCTGGGGTCGCCCGATATAGAAGAGACAATCCCGGTTCAAAACTAAAAACAGCGGTCACTGGTAAGGTCAAGCCAGGATCAAAAGCTGCGAAGAGACGTAAGTCCTTTTGTGCAAGAAGCGCAGGCCAAATGAAAAAATTTCCTAAAGCTGCAGCAGATCCTAACTCAAGACTAAGACAAGCTCGCAGAAGATGGAAGTGCTAAATGCAATTAGAAAACGTCATAACAAAAATACTTAGGTTTATAGATGCTAGAGTAGAAGCTTTAGCCATATCGGTCACATCTGGTGGTGTTGACAATATGGAAAAGTACAGATATATAATAGGACAAATAAATGGCCTAGAGGCCGTAAGACAGGAACTCTCTAACCTGCTAGACGATAAGGAGCAAAATGAAAAAGGAACAGTCATCGATATTAACACCAAACAATGATCTCATTGGTGTAAAAAAATCAGAGAAAAAAGAAGAACCAAAATTACCTCAACCAACAGGTTGGAGGCTTTTAGTTTTACCTTTTAAGATGAAGGAAAAAACTAAAGGTGGATTAGTATTAGCTGAAACTACTTTGGAGAA